CTCGAGGAACTCGAGGAGGAGGAACTCGAGGAACTCGAGGAGGAGGAACTCGAGGAACTCGAGGAGGAGGAACTCGAGGAGGAGGAGCTGCTGCTGGACGACGAGGTTGTCGTTGTTGCTTCATCATATTCTATGTATAACTTCGCTGCCTCCGCGGGGGCTAACTCGAAACTGGAGGTCCACGATTGCAGGAGCTCATCCGTCTTGGCAATCAGCAACGCCACCATTGCCTGACCCGACGCAAACCCGCCCCGATCCACGATTTCTTGCACAACGTTGACGATACTAGGCGAATTGGTCCACACCCCATCGCCCACTGTGGCCACCCAACTGGTACTTGCGGCGGTACGGGGACGGTTTACCTGGCTGATGATATTGGCGTTGGCTGCGAAATCCCCAGGATCGTCGGCATCATGAAAGAAGACGTCGCAGTTCATTTCCTCTTCGCCCAAGCCAGCCCCATAGAGCGAAATGTATGCTGTAGTGATCGTGGCACCTTGCGGCACCGCTACGCTTGACCATCTCAGACCCCCACAGCGATAGTCACCAGAGGTATCATCTGTGTGCGAATGGACCTTGATGTAATCCTGGGTGAGCTTCCACGTGCCATCCCCAGCCTCCCACGCATCATCATTGCCGCCACCCACCTGTGGATTGACAGATGGGTCAAAGATCAGGTCACCTGCCGGCATCGCCGCCAAGGTATCACACCGAACCCCAACCAGCAGGTAGTAATTGTCGCCATCTTTCCAAAATCGCTTGCGTAATAGCTGCGGTTCTGGGTCGTCGGCAGGCACGTACACGTTGCCAATCGGCAGAAAGGCCAGCAGCCTATCAGCCACATCCCGTAGCTCTATCGGCTCTCCGTCATCGGCAAAATCCCCATCGATGTCTTGGAGGATGCCATCTCGCACCACCTTGGGAATGTCTGACCAGTCAAGCTTAAAGACAAAGCCAAAGTAGGTTTCGTCCAGTGGCGTCCCTGGTGGCCGATTAGCTTCTATCCACTCACGCCCGGCTTGATTGATGGCGATTTCTTCTTTGAGCTTGTCGCCGATGCGTCGCCACGATACATCTAACTTCCCCCCGCCGGGGGTGTTCCATATATCGGACCATTTAGCGATGCTTCCCACATTTATTTCGTCGCCGTTTGGTCCTATTGTTAAGGTGCTCGTTTCTTGCCCTAGTTTCCCCCGATTATAGGTCGGCGCTCCACCTATGTCGTCCCAAACTCGAGTAGGCCAGTGCAAATAGCCAACCCGCAGCAGCCGCGACTTGAACCAATGTGCATCTCCCGGCTTATTTGGACTGCGACCACCGAAGCCGACCCAGCCGTCTTGATCTCCGTGGTTGGCAAGGTCCTTGCCCAGAGTGTGATGCCAGCCGGCCTGGGTGACTCTCCAGCCATCAAGCTGCGAGTTGTCAACCCGTACCAGCGTCAGGTCTAGCTCGGCATCGTAAACGCCGCTATCAAGTACGCTCTCGTAGTGCAGGGCGGCGAGCGTGCCAGACCAACATTTCCGAGACCCTTGCTGGTAAGTGCGTGATCTTTGCGTTCTTTCATTTGTAAGTTCTACCCATGCCATCGCTATTCACCGAAAATCGATAAGATCCGATGATAAAACGTATGTTTGGCCAAAATCTCCTTCCTGGCCCGTCGCGCCATTTCCTGGCCCTCTTCTGGATGATCTTGGATCCAAGCTATCTTCTCCACAAGTTCCTCCGGACTATCAAAACCCAAATAATGTTCATTTTCTGAGAATAGAAGGGGCAGATCTCTCACCCGATCGATAAGCAATGGCACTTCTATTGCCATCGCTTCGAATATCCGAGTGTTCAATTCGCCCCAACGAGTGACATTGAGAGTACAACGGCCTTTGCTCATCCACTTCGCATATGCTTCTCCATCAGCGTAGCCCACGTAATGCTTGAACAGTTTCCGAGCCTCCTTGGTATACTCGATCCGCATGGGGACATTGTGCCATAGCGCCACCCAGTCGTAAATAACTTCTTCATTCCATGGACGATGATAGTCGGGATTGGCTGCGAGCGGCAGCCATTCTGCTTCTACTCCATTCTCCCTGAAATAACGTACCGCTGATCGGCAAGCAGCATAGACTTTATCGAAAGTTTTCCCCCGCCTAATGTATTGATTTATGTCCGGCGCACCCTGACTTTTTTGCGGCGCTGTCATGTCTATGGCCCAAAAGATGCTGGGGTGACAATGCTCGGGGCAAGGGAAGTAATCATAATCGCCATTGTCCACGAAAAGATAATTGTCCCACCCTTCTGGCTCCTCGCCGGGCCGAAATCGCCCGACCTCACAAATGCCTTTAAGAGCCTCAGCAAGATTGCCACTGATTCCCAAACGCTCTGAAGACCCTTTGTGAACAACCGCTACCCGCCTGACGTGACGTTTTGGCGGTTTGCCATAATGGATAATTCCAAAATCTTGTTCGGGCCAGCGCGCACGGAGCCACTGTCTGCGTTCCTCCAGACGCTGATGTAGTTCTTCTTCTGGATGACCGGTGCGGACAAAGTCGCGTCGCCTATGGTAATATCCAGGATAATTAAACACGAAACATCGGAAGCCTTTCTCGAACATTTGATTGGCGAATTCGGCTTCCTCGAACCCACATCCTGGACCAGAGAACGGACCTTGATCTGCCAGCCGGCAACCCGCTTCCAGCACTTCACGTCGGAACATGGCGTAACTGCCCGCAAAGTTTCCCAGACCTTGTCGTGGCAAATCTGTAAATCCCTCGAAGTCTGGATCTTCGTCCTCACCTTGGGCTACCCAGGGATTCACACCAATGTAGTCAGTATTTTCGTGTTCGTCCAGATATTCTTTCAGGGCGGAAATAGTACCTTTCACGGGCAAGATGTCTCCACTAAGATAAAAAATGTATTGGCCCCGCGCCCTGGCAAAGCCCTCGTTGTAACCCCGTCCGGTGCCCATGTTCTCCGGCAAATCGACCCGGATTACGTTCCCTGTCCATGTTTCTTCCAGGTCTGCCCGTCGCAGAATCTTCCCCGTCTCGGCACATATCGTCGTATCCCCGTGAGGCCAGCGTAAAGCAAAGGTATCCAGCCACCACTTCGTTTTATCCGTTGAGCCGTTGTCTACAAAAATAATCTCGTGGGGAATATCTTTAAGGTCCTTGTGTAGACGCTTGATGGACCGCGTAAATATTGGATATTCGTTCCATCCTAGAATCACGCATGAAACCACAATCATACTATGCCAAGGTGGATTGATATACTGAGGGTAACGCTGGACCGCCATCACGAGTCGCTGTTCATAAACCGAACCGTATTGATTCGGCCAAACTCCGGTCTCTTTGTAAAGTCGCTGGAAACTACCCGATTGGCGACGATAAACCTTGACGCCAGCAAAGTTGTGATGGACGATGTCTATTTCATTCCAATGATATTGCATTTCATTGTCGTCCACCCCCCAGCCTGACTGCCCAAATGGGCCTTCTTCACAAAACAACCGTTTCTCAAAAGCGCGATGGCGACACAAAGCATAAGCTGTTCCACTCAAACATTTCTGCTGAAAAACCATGGATTCATCGATAGCCATCATGCGTCGATGGGCACCTTCTTTATCTGTCGTAAAACAGGTGGCCATCTCGGGCGCAATCACGTCTACGTTGGGATGTTTCTCCAAATACGCTTGCATAGCTGCCACGCCGCCACGCAACGGACGGATGCCACCATCCAACAATAACACATAATCATATGGTAAAGCTGCCTTCAGGCCGGCGTTGCGTCCGGGCCCCGCCCCCATATTTTCCCGATTGACGACCACGACATCGCCTTGAATTGCCAACCATTCTGCTGTCCCATCCTTACTACCATTATTGACTATAATGATTTGGTCGACGGGTTCGCCCCGCAATATTTGAATTTGCTCTCGTAACATGGGCAAATTATCCAGCGTGGTGATAATTGCCTTAATTGCCATCTTATGCTCCCACCGGTTGTAGATAAAGCAGAGGTTCAAATTCTTTCCACAAAGCCTGTGGTGACCATTTCCGTCTCGCTTCTGTCTGAGCTAGGAGCGCCCGATTCTGTTTCAATTCTGCTACAAGGCGTATGGCCTCATCATCCCAAAACGTCTGCTCGTCCGGTTCATAGCGACGGTCAACCCTATCTGAACTGAAATCCATATAGATCGCTAGATCGCCATAAAGCTCCCGCATGACAGGGAAATCATGATTGAGCACCAAGAGCTTGCCCCGCAGCGCCGCCTCATGAACTACCAACGAATAAGTTTCCACGCGGCTCGGATGAATGTAGATGTTACTCAAATCCATCAATTCGATGACGACGTGGCGGGGGACACCCTGAGAACATCTGTCGTCCAATCGGCTCGTGAAGTTGACCTCATCGCCAATCCCAAGTCGCTTCGCCAGTTTAATCAGATTGTCAATGTAGTTCTGGAAATGTTTGCCCGCGGATTGCCAATCGATAATCAGCAATCGAGGATCGTAGCCCAGCTTTTTAATGCCCGCCATCAGGCGAATGATCTTTTCCGGCTGTTTGCCCTTATCAAGTCGGGCCGGATACACAGCCACTACGTCCCCATTAAGCAAATCTGCTTTTTCCGCCAGTCTACGTGTTAGCTCATCGTAATGCCATATCAAGAGTGGATCGATGGCATGACCGGTCCGATTGACCTTCACTCGCCATTCTAACCCACCGAGATTGTACGTCGCACATACCAATCCCTTGTCAGAATTGTTTGGATAGACAATGTATCCAGGCGGTGGTGTGTATCTACAGTTCTCCGGATACTCCTGTGGGCCACCCGGCGATGGACAGGAATGAATCCAATGCAACCACAAGAGGTCAGGACGTATTGTAGCATAGCGCCGCATAGCGACGTTACACTCCTTATCCGTCGTCTGTAAGATGATGTCGTGTGTGATGCATACATCTACATCGCCCAAATTCTCCGCTAGGGCAGCCTCAATCCTCTCTATCCGCTCCTCGAAGTCGTCCGCCACGCCCGACGTGAGTTTCATTTTCGGGATCACTGGACGCAAGTCGATCATCTCTGGGGACCACAATGTTGGCGCTTCTGGCTGTTTGAAATCCTCCCGCACCAATACTACGGGATCATAATCATGATCAAGAAGCGCCTGGATCTGCGTTTCGCATACTCCAACGAGTGAATAACCGGACACAGTTTCATAAAATGTGGTGAGCAGTCCAACCTTTTTGGCCATCTATCCTTCAAAGATTCTTATGAATCGTAAAGTCGGCAACGTCCGAATGACCTATCCAGCCTGGTAGGACGAGGTAGGCTTGGATGTTCCAGGCCCCCGTTTGATCGAGGTCGTCTGCGACGCTGATATATTGCATCCCGCCATCTGTGCCATCGGTGACAAAGTCCGCAGTTTGAGTAGCCTTGGAGCCATCGGGTTTCCGAAATATGAGCTCCTTCGTGGTAGCTCCTGAGATATCCACTACATCCTCATCGTCCATGAGGATCACTTCGAAAACTGTACCGATGTCGTCGAGATGAATTTCTTCTGCTGCCATATTATCACCTCGGCTGTTTCATGCCGGCCAGCCTGTAAAGCGAAGCGCTGCCGACTGCGATACCGCCTTGACGCGCCAGGGTTATCAGCCTGCGCGCGGCCTTCCGCTTGACGTCGGCGGGCGCGCCTGTGACCTGGAAGATGCGGCCCATCGCGTTTCTGATCGCCATCCGGACGTAAGGCCCGCCAGAAGTGTATTGGAGCGGCAGGTTGCATTTCGCCTTGATCTTCTCCGCACCTTTCGGATTGGCGTCTATCAGGCAAATCGCGCAATACTCCCCCGCTGTTTTGCCTTTCGCTGCGCGGCCCGCGTCCCAGGCTTCGTTACTGAATGTGGCCATCGTTAGCCGCCCATCAAGGGAATATAATCAGTATCATCGTCGGGTTGGCCCCCAGGCACATATTGGATATCCAATTGCAATCGCGGCACCTTGGGCGCACAATTCGGACACGCAAAGATCCAGCCGACCATTTGCCCTTCAATCCGATGAGCAAACAGGGCGAGTCTGTCCGTCCCCCGACAACCTATACAGTGTGCGAGATAGTCCAGATAAGGGCTTGCAGTTGTCGATTCAATCTTCCCTCCAACCGATGTGCTGGCTAACTCCTCTAGCCTATCGGTTTGTTTCCTCATTTTGACCTCCGTTTCTTGCGTTTCTTCTTTGGCGGAATCCCGGCAAGCCTCATATTCAACGCTGTGGCTTGACGCTGGGCGGCTGCGGCAGATGCCCGCACTGCGAATCTTACCCACTTTCCCTTGCGCTTGACCAGGACGACGTTGCCTCGCGCTCTGTAGGGCATTATGTCGTATTCTCCAATAACCAGATACTCAATACGCCATGACGAGAATGTGGAAACAATCTTTTATCCTCGTCTTCGCTTAGGAGAAAACCCTCTCTCTCCATCGAGGCCAATCGACTGCTGAGGTTGCATATAGCCAAATCAAGCGATTGAGCAATGTAGGCCTGGCGACACCCGGGACATTCGGACACGCATCTATAAATCCTCTCCAGCGTGGCTATGTCGATAGCTCTGCCTACCACGGCTATTGCCGCCCCAACGCGCTGACCGGCCCCTCTCCCGGCGGTTCCTCTTTGATCCGGCGAGATTCCTCGATCGATGCCGCCTCGATCATCGCTTGGGTCAGATCGTCGCCCGTCTCCTCAGGCTTGAGCAATACCTGGCTGGTGCGACAATTATAGTGGAAGGGCGGGTCCTTCATGTAATCGGCGAATCTTGGCGTCCCGGTGAGATGGAAGTGACCCTCCATCTTCACTATCTGGCCATGTACCGCCAGGCAGCAATTCGTCGTTTTTTCATCTATGGCCGCCACCGCCTGACGCATGAAAATCACCTTTGCACGGTCGGCTGACCTAGAGACGACGCCCGCCCAGGACAGGGCTACGGCCATGGCCAGCCATCTGGTACCTTCTGCTATGACGGTACTGGGGCGGACGATACCCTGCCGGCTTTGATCTCCGATGATCAGGACTGGATCACCGCCGCCCAGTAGCAGGGCCTGGCTACGGGTGGATTGATCTCTCACGAGGTTCATCCAAGCGTCGTGCATGAGGGCGATGCCCGGATCCTCCGCTTCGATAGCTTCTACATCGTAGGCTGCTAATTCATTTTTCCCCGTGACGTGCCCGAGGGCGACGGCCTTCTGGAGCGCTTCCCTGGCAGTGAGAGATACGGTGGCCTCCAGGATTGCCATCACCTCACGCACTTCGCCGTATGCCTCGCGCCTGATGACGTCTCGCAAGGCCCTGTGGCTCTGGCGATAGGCGGACAGTATCTTGCCTCTGGGATGCTCTTTGGTGCCGAGGCTGACAAATAAATCACCCAATTGGCGCACGTTAGATTCTGCGGCCTTAATCGCTCGTTTTCTGCTCATCCAGTGTCACCGTTGCAGTGGTTTTGCCCAAGAGCTTATCACATTCACCACAATGAACATAAATGCCAAGCTCAAGCTTTTTGTCATGATAACTCAGGACGGCAATTTGAAAGCTGGCAATTGCGTCCTCGTCACAATAGGTATTGTGTTTGTTTCCGATTAAAATATTCATCTTTTTCTCCCTTCGATTTGACAAGCTATTGAATTTGTGGTATAATCTCACTACACTCTTGCATCTAGCCTGGCTTGGCCGGGCAATGCAGGAGCGTGGCGTGGCAGGGCTTGCCAGGGCCAGACCAGGCTGGGTGTGGCGTAACGCGGCACGGCCTGGCGCGGCTGGACCCCGCAGGGCTTGACTGGACACAGCAAGGCGCGGCGTGACAAGGCCTGACGCGACAAGGCGCGGCTGGGCGCGGCCTGACTCGGCAAGGCGAGGCTTGGAATCTCACCAAGGAGCCGACCAATGAATCAAGAATTGCGCCAAACCATCTTAGAGCGCGACAACCACGAATGTCAATTGTCCGCAATATTCGGTATCGCTCACCTGAGCGGCGTTGAATGCTCAGCAGATTTGGAGGTGCACCATGTAACCTATCGAAGATGTCCAAACGAATCACCCTCAGACCTTATCACCGTCTGCCGACGATGCCACGACTTTCTCACAGACTTCATTCGGAGGCTGCGCTTCTCAAAGGCGTTCCCATCCGCACTGGAGCTTGAGACCGTGGCCCAATCAATCACAGAAAAGGAGAACAACCATGAAGTCCCTGACATTCAAGATTGTAGGCGAAGCACCCCTACTCTTGCACAACGGCGCGTTGTGCGACCCCCTGAACGAATTCACCCGCAAGATCAAGGAGATCTCCTCCAAGCGAGCCAAAGTGGACGCCGACCACGAGCAGATATCTAAGCTCGAATGGTACGGCTCTCTCTATCTCTTGGACAGTAAGCCTTGCATCCCTAGCGAGATGATCGAGGCGGCCTTGATTGGCAAAGGCGGCGCGGCCCGGAAGGTCAAGATGGGCAAGCAAGCGGCTGCCGGTCTCTTCGTCCCAAACCATACCCCCATCGAATATGATGGCCCTACGGACCTGGAAGAACTGTACGCTGACAAGGATCACGTCCATCGAGCCAAAGTTAAGGTACAAACTGCTTCTGTCATACGCACCCGCCCCATTTTCAAAGAATGGAGCGCCACTGTGACCGTCTGCTATAACCCTGACTTGATCAACGAGAAGGACGTCATTCAATGGATGCAAGTCGCCGGTGAGCAGATTGGCATTGGCGACTGGCGGCCCAAGTTTGGCCGATTCTCTGCCACGCTCTTGGCATGATGGGGCCTGGCTGGACACGGCGGGGCATGGCCGGGCGAGGCCCCGCGAGACCTGGCTCGGCTTGACCTGGCGAGGCGTGGCTTGGCAAGGTATGGCGAGGCGAGGCGCGGCCTGGCATGGCCGGGTGCGGCCAGACCAGGCATGGCGCGGCCTGACAAGGTGTGGGGTGGGATCATTCCTGCCCCGCTTCTTCTTCCCCTTCCCTTTCCATACTCATCGCCCCAAGTCCCAAAAGTGCTGCGCTTCTTAACTCTTGCTTCTGCCGATACTCCTCGCTATCCACCACCTCAGCAATTTGCTCATCCGTCCAATTCTGCAGTTTCAGAAATCTGGAAAGTGGTACACCCGCTTTGCCCGCCAACTCGCCGACTTCCCAAAAAAGTTTGTCGCGCTCCAGTTCCGATACGGGATCAATTGTGAAAACGCTTCGCTTGCCAATAGAATGATCAAGCGCCCCCGCCTCAAAACTCTCCAAACCAAATCCAGGGAAAATTTTCCTATATCCGCCGATGGAGAGCGCCATCATTTGCGCCTGCACTAGACCATTGTCGTAATTGGTTCGCCTCTGCACCACCTTTTCTTCGACCGGCTTGCGGGCCTCCCTCAGCGCCTCGCCGCTGACCTGGGCGGCGCGCAGCTTCTCGTATCGCAGTTCTGGATAGTCCTCCTCCAACCGCTCCAAAAGCATTGATAGGTAAGTCGTAGTGTCAGCGATGTTGAGCGGGGCGACCAGAGCCTTGACATCCGCTTGGGGATTGGATGCGTACAGCGCGTTTATCTCCTCCCTACCGGGCTCGGGCCGGGAGGTGGACGAATCCGCCCCCGTCAACGTCGGCGTCTTGGGCTTATTTTGGCCAGTGAACAACCAGATCACATTGACGGTCTTACGGATCTGATCGGAGAGCGCGCTGGACAGATCGTCAACCTCATGAAACTTCGACCTCGCTGGATGCAATTCTGACCAGCCCCAATCCAGGCCCACATCGTTGTGCCGGCACAAAACGACGGGCACGAATCCATACGGCTCCGCCCATTCCGCCGCCACGCCGTTCCAAGCGTAGGGTTCGCCGTCGAGGAGGGTCTTATAGACGACGCTCCTGCCGTCGCGCTCAGCGACCTCGGTGTAAGTCACCGTGCGGCCGGCGCAGTCGGGATGCTCGCGCTCCTCTTGGATCTCATAAGCCTTGACGTGCCCGAAGGGATCGAGGGTCACGTCGCTTATAGTACCAGGGTGGATCACCTCGAGATAGACCTTCTTTCTCTTAGTATCGTCCACCACTCGCAGCCCCGTGTCGCCCATGACCGCACCGTACAGGGTGAAAATGTCCTTGCGGCTTTGGAAATTCGACCACTTCCAGAGCTGTGAGATCGCAGCGCGCAGGGCGACGTCGTTAGTATTTTCGGGAGGCACGATGATCGGCAAGGCGCTGGGCTCTGCCTGACCATCACCGGCCAGGGGATCCAGCAGGCCGCCCATCAAGTGGGCCTGCCAGAAATCGCCCAACCTGAAGGCGGGGTTGTAGAGCGACCTGATGTACTTGTACAAGGCGTGCTGTTTTTTATAGGACGTGGACCAGGTATGAATCCGGCTGCGATACACAGTGTTTTCGAAGAAAGCCCAGTAGATGTAATAGCGCAGCTTCCGCACGTCGAAATCGCCGAACTCCTCCTCGTCGAGGGTGTCCGCGCTCATGTACGCTTCGCGAAATGCTCTCAGGCCGCTCACAAATCTACTCCAGAATGCCACATCTTATTCCTTTAACGCAGGGCCTCAATTAGCATTTCTATCATTAGCAATGCTAAGATTGCAAGGAGAACGATTTCCAATATGATACACATCTATCCTCTCCAATAACCCAACCAGGAGTCGAAGCGTTTGCTCACTCGGCAAAAAGGAGTCCATCTATACCCTTCCCACCAAATTCGCCTCAGAGCGAAGAAACGTCCCGCCGCATAACTCCATTTGCCAAAGTTGATCACTATCATTTTTTATCCTCTCCAATCCCCCACCGCTGGCAGCCACCGCTTAGGCCATCGCTCGGCTATGAATTTGGCCACGCAATGCGGAACATGCCAATGGATCAATTTGACGTAGAGCCAATAGCGCTGGAAGGCTTCGAAAATTCGCTTAATGTGTTCAATGACGATGCGCACCCATTCCCGAATTGCTTCCATTATTGCTTCAAGCGCTGGACGCAACTGTTCCAATGCTTCATTGAATCGCCCAAGGGCTTGCTCCATCTGCGCCGCTATTTCTCGGCTTTGTTCCATGCTATCCCCTCCAATCTCCCACAGGGCTCTTGCCAACCTCGAGCGCGCCGCCCCTGGCCACGGCCATCAGGCCATACCGTAGACAATCGTAGCTATCATCGCCACCGACGCCGTCCTCACTGGCGGCTATCTTGAGCACATCCTCGGGCCGGTGCGGATCGTGCTCGAGGCTAGGTAGACACTCTATCAGCCGTTTGCAATTGCGGAAAATCCATAGACTGGGCTGTATGCCTGCATCGAAATCGCCCAAGCGCCTGAGCATCTCCGCCGCGCCGTCGATTCGATCCATATTGGCCGGTTCGGGATAGAAACCCTCCGACCGCCATTGGTCGGCTATGGAGGTGCCCGACGTGCCCTTTTTCATGAAAGCGTCACTGCCGAGGCGGAACTGCCATAGGCGATCCTCATCGATTTCCCAACGAGCGAGCATGGCCCGCAGGTCTTCGGCGATGGTCGGCACCAGCGTCTTACGGTGAGCAAGCTCGGCGATGACGAAGACCTGACCTTGCAAGTCCTCGCCCAATAACTGGATGATATTCCAATGTGTCATGCCGAAACCGTAGTCCATCGCCAGCCAGACATGCCAATAATCGGGCACGTCTATAGGATCGATGACATGCCGCTTGCTCTGGAAATTGGTAAAATACTGTCCGGCGGCGATGTCCCAATCGCCGTAAAGCCAGGCCCGCTTTTTCCAGCCGACCAAATCTTCAAGGTTCTTGCGATACTCCTCGTCCAGATAGGCGTTGTCATTTACCGTGGCGGCGATGAAGCGAGTTTCGGTTTCCTCGCCGCTCTGCATGGGCTGGATGAAGCGCTGCTTGTACCAGGCATGGCCAACGCCGCCGGGATTGGTGTTTGAATAAGTGCGAGCACGCCAATCATCACGGCTAGTTCGGCAGCAAGTGCGGATGTCTCGATATTTGCCATAAGTGAGGGTCGTGGCCTCCTCAATGCCTACCACGTCGTATTCTAGGCCCAAATAGGCGTCGATGTCCGATTCGTTTTTGAAATGCCCCAGGATGATGCGGCTGCCGTTGGCCAGCTTCAGCACCGCGTCACTGCGCAGATATTGATGAGGCAAAGGCCCCAGCACCTTGCGTCTCAGGTCCTCGAAAGATTCTCGGACGGCTTTGCCGATCTTGCGCAGTAAAAGACATTTCAATCCATCGCGTCGCGTGCAATCGTCGAGCACCAGTTGGGCGATCAGACTGTGGGATTTGGCACCACCCCGGGCTCCCCCCATGCCGATCTCGGTCGGCCCGCCCTCCTCGTCAGCTTCGCGACAGGCGGCATGGAAAAGTAATTGCTTGGCCTGAGCGCAATAGCCGGCCGCCCTGAATCGTGTCAATTGATCCGGTGGGCAACCCGCCTCCCGCGCTGTTTGTAAATATTGTTCTAAAGCATCATTTGGCATAAAATCAATGTCGACAACCGGCTGCTCAATAGCTTTCATTTGATGCGTCCACCAAGCATCTACCTATCGCAGACTTATATACCGCCCAGTTGCCTAGTCCGGTTTTGCTCACTGTTTTCTGAAGCGATAGGTCGGTTCGTGGCCACCCTCGCCCCTCACCAGGCCGACGATATCGTTGAGGAAGTTAGCGCCTCGGCTCACGATGAGTCCGCTAACTACCCAGCCGACGGCAGGATGGATGGGCGTCAGGCCGACCACCATAGCCAGGATGTCTACCTTGTACGCCACGCATAGGGCGATGCCCAAAACGGCGGCGATGTAGGGAATGAATCGCCGATAAGGGGCCATAGCACCGCCCTTGTCGAATAGGCTGGCAACGAAATATTCCACCGTCGCCTCGGTGAACACTGCCAATAAGAAGATCCCGGTTAGTTCTGTCATTTTTGCTCCTTTTCCTCTCCATAGATTTTATCCATTGCGGTACGAAATTTGTCGGTGATGACGATGGACAGGTCCCCGCCGAGTTGGCGCTTCTCCGTCGGTAGATCATCCATTTCGGCTCTCATTTCCTGAACGACCATTTGCACAGCCTGGGTCAATTGGCCGACGCTGACGTTGGCTGAATCAAACTCCTTCATGGCCGTGTCCACGTTGGTCAAGAAGCCTCGCAGCAATTCGCGTCGGTCTTCGCGCCATTCCACGCGCTGCCGCTCGGTAGCCGCCCGCTCTATGTCGTCCAGGTGGCGATCCCAATTCTCTACACGCCCGCGCCAATCGTGCTGTTTTGCCCATTGCCGATACCATTGGGGGGCTTGATAATGCGCAGGTTTTCGATAGGTTTTCCGAAAAGCAGCGCCATAAGATCGCTCGCTTGGCGGCAAGTCCCGATAAATCTGGAAGGCCGCCCAGGCCCTATCCGTTTCATTCTGTCGCCGTTCCCAAGGTTTCCTATCATCGCTCATAAATGATAAAACTCATGCTGAAATTAGTACTCAAGTACTATTGACAAATACCTGGCTTTGTGGTATAATATTATTGACAGTGAGGACAAGCCGGAGTGAGAGGCCCGGCAAAAGAAGGAGAAAAATAAGATGGATTTTGATAAGGGCTTTGGAATCGGCGGCCTGGGCCGCCACGTCGAAGAGCTGCGGCAGATACCGCCTGATGAGGCGGCCTGCGTTTCCTGCGGGCAGGTTTATCCGCAATCACATCTATCACATGGCGCATGTCCCGATTGCTCAATGCGTTGCGATTTCTGCCAGGGATTTTTCCCCGCATCGCATCTGATGAATGCCAGCCTGGGGACGGCCTGCCCCGATTGCTACGATCAAGCCTCATAAAATCAAGGAAGGGAGATGGAGAAAATGCACATCACCACAGGATTCTACACCGCCGATCTATTCCACGGATGGGAGAGCAGCGACATTGAACTCTACAATGAGGCAGACAGCGCCGAGCGATACGCCGATCTCGTCAAGGCCGCTATCCAAAGGGAGTACCCCGAGGCCAACGTCGAGGTCCGATATCAGTTCGGGGCAACTGGCTGCCTGCCCAGCAATCTACAAACCCGTGTCAACGACGTAGATGTGGCAGGCTCTGGTGAGGACGCGCTGGACGCCGAACGCGTTGACGACATCGGTGGCAGAGTTTACGCCGAGTTTGAATGGTGCGTAAAGAAGGCATAGGAAGCCCATCCCCAGCCCGGGCGGTCGGCACGACGCCCGGGCACCAGATCATAAGATGCGGATAATCAATATTGAATTTGAAAAGAGCTAACGATGAAACAAGTAAGCATTTTGTTGTCGAATTTCATCAATTAAGAGCCCAGAGGACAAATCATGAAACTCTACAGCACCAAACAAGCCGCCGCCCATTTGGGGCTCACAGAATCCGCCCTGAAGTACCATATCTATCGGGGCCACGTCAAGCCCCAGAAGGTCGGCCATAGCCTGGTATTCACTCAGGCTGACCTTGACGAATTCAAGTTAACCCGCCGGCCGCGAGGTCGGCCTAGAAAGGAGCCTCAATTATGACTGACCAACTCACCATGTTTGACCAGGAAGATCAGATACGACCGGGCCGTTTATCCGATTTGGATAAAGTCACCCCTATCAAGGACATTGACCTTAGCATCTGGTCACCGGCTCAATCCACCAAGCCAGTCAGCGTCAAGGGCTGCACCCTGATCTACACTCCCAAGGGCCGCGCCCGCGAATATGCTGCCCTAGCTTGCAACGTTTACCGGGGCTGCGATCATCAGTGCGTCTATTGCTACGCTCCCAACTCCACGAGGAGGACAGGTCAAGTTCTATTGAGCTTCACTTGCGATCCCTACCAGCACCTCGATGTTCAGGAGCAGGTCACCCGCTCCGCCATCAAGATACTCCACCGCCATGGCCTCCAGGTGCAGATGCTCACCAAGGGCGGCAGCCGCGCCCTCTGCGACCTCGACCTGTTCACGCCGGCGGACGCCTTCGCGTCCACGCTCACCCTGCTGGACGAGGCGGAATCCCACAAGTGGGAGCCCTACGCCGCCACGCCCGCCGACCGCATCGAAACGATCAGGCGATTTCATGAGGCGGACATCCCCACCTGGATCAGCCTGGAGCCCGTCCTTGACCCCGCCGTCGCGCTGGAGATCATCCGCCAGACCCACCTCTTCGTGGATCTGTTCAAGGTAGGCAAACTCAATTATCACCCGCGGGCCCGGACCATCGACTGGCATCGGTTTGCTAACGATGCTATTGAATTGTTAAAGAGCCTGGGAAAAGAATTTTACATCAAGAAAGACCTACAACGCTATATCTAAAACAGGCCCCCAAGCCAGCCCTACGGGGCGGCGTGGCCCATCCACGCCGCCCCTATCACAAAAGGAGGAGAAAATGATGATAAGAACGTTTACCCCGTTTTGGCTCGTCGCTATGCGTGTCCTGCCTCCGCTACGGGGCCGAACGGATTCTATTTTTATAGCGCCGCTTTAGGTCGCCGCCTGCCCACCATCCCTCGCGCCGCGCACTTGACAGGGTGGTCCACAGGCTGGGCGGGTTATCGGTTGTTTCTATGCACTGCTAATGGCAGCCTATGAAACAACCAAACGGTCGCCTAACTTTCAAAGAATGCCTGCCCACACATGCCCCTCTCCGCTAGGCGACAGACCCACTGACGGCTTAACGGGGCACTATCACGACCGCCGTAATCAGGCATGGCCACAGGCTGGGCGAGTGCGTATTTTCGGGACGCCTCCCGTTAAGGTGACTAATTTCGGCTCACAGACCCATCGCCTGCCGCAGCCACGCGATGGCCAGCGCCACCAGGATGAACATGACCAATCCGCCGATGTAACGCCACATTTTGATGGCGTGCTGCACATCGTTAGAGATACAATCCTCCAGCGCCTTGACCCTCGTATCCAGATCGCCCACCTTTTCATCGAGCCCGTCGAATCTCAGCTCCATGAATTCCTTCAGCGTGACTTCGGCTTCTGCCATAATACCCCGCTTCAAGATGTTGTAGTCTCTCCTATTTTACATCAAAATCGGGAGTTTGTCAAGAATTGCCTCATTCTACCATTTGCAGGCACAGGGCAAATCTTCCAGCCCCTCATTCGATTTAGGGATGTTTTCGCCCCGCTCCCATTCGGCTATCATTGTGCGCGTCAACTTATCCCTATGCCGGAGCGGAACTATCTGGCCCTCTTTCGGATCGTTTGAATTTCGGCCTGCTTTCCACGGAATCTCCTCGACCTGTACGCGATGGTCAATCAGATCATCTTGCCACAATTCATAAATCTGCCGGCGCGATACCCGAGGACAGAACATACAGCCGCTCTTGCCGGGGTTGCATATCCCAAAAGCGTCTATGATCCCGTAGCAATCCTGGCGGTCAATGTCAGCCTCGACCAACGGATAATAAAGCCCAGCCTGATCGGAGACACGACCTGCCTCTTCGCTGCTGAACCCGATGAGCTGGCCATAGAATTTCAGCCTGGCATATTTATGAATAGGCCGAATCTTGAACGATACGGTACACCACCGAGGCCCAGGCACACGCGGCGAACATCTATGTAACTCGATATATTCTAGCAAAGGCATCCGCTCCGAGGGAATGCGGCAGAGACTGTTTGGACCAATGATGATAAATTTGCAACCTGCCTCCCGCACCATCTCGCTGTAGCTCTCGATGAAAGCCACTGTTCGGGGATGCTCAGCCCCTAGCCCCAAATCGCTGAAGATGTGCTCAATCTTGCGGCCCATCCACAGCAGCAGAAGAGATAAAGCCGTGGTGTTCACGCCCCCGCCAAAGGACAGGCCCAAGCATTCATCGCCGGCACCCCACCAATCCATCTCTGGCCAAATCTTCACCGCCCGCTCCATCGCTGACGTCACAATGTTGGGTTTCATACGTCGGGATTCCTGTATCTCAATGTCGGGGCGCTTCTCCGCCTCCATCCAATGCGAAATTCCTTTAGTTTCACGATGATACCTCCTTCACCTCAAATACGATCTCCTCAGGCCCACCGGCCATGCCCGCCAATACCCGCTCAATGGTCAACGTTAAGCGGTTCTCCAGCCAATCTCGGATAACGGCAGCGGGCGCAGTGACGACCAGCGTGCCGTCCTCGCAAGCGAGACGGCTGGGCTCGATATACTGCTGAAACGTGTGGCGTGGCATCTGTAGCTCGAGTTCGTCCTTGATGCCTTGGCCTATGGCATCGTCCTGTGGCGGGGATGATTGGGCGGCCTGACGCTCTCGCAGCGCCTCTTGGGACAGGAGGGCGCTCTCGGGCTGGTGGCGTGGCGTGGTATGCTGAGTTGCCTTCGCTGACACGCCCTCGGCATCAG